CCCTATTGTGGAAGCTATCAAATAATAGAATTTAAAAACATTCAATGGGACAAAGAAGTTCGTCAAGGAGTATATACAGAACTACCACACACAGCTAAATTAAAGTGTATATCTTGTGCTAAGATGATAGACCACAAAGAAAAACGACAAATGGACAGCAAAGGACAATGGAGGCAGACTCAAGTATTTTTTTGTTGTGATGAATGGCAAGACCCCAAAATTACTTTAAGTTGGAAAAATTTGAAACTGGATGGAGAACAGGACAAAAAAGGTTATGCAGTATGTTATAAATGTAATAAACCATCTGAATACAACATATTAAATAAAAGAAAAAGAGGTTATCACATAAACGCGTGTTATTCATTCCAACCAAATTCGACTTGGCAAACTCTTGCAACTAAATTCATTGAAGCAAAAGGCAACGAAGAGAAAATGAGAACCTTCAAAAACACGTGGTTAGGTGAAATTTTTGAGCAAAAAAGGATTAAGCTATCTAATAACAAGCTATTATCACAAACAGAAAATTACACAAAAGTACCTTTAGACCAAGAAGTATTGATTATGAGTGTAGACACACAAAAGACTTGGTTACAATGGACAGTGAAAGCGTGGTGTAAGGGTGAAACCTCTTATGGTATAGCACAAGGTAAAATTGAAGGAGACACTTCACAACGTTTTGTGTGGGATAAACTCTATAATATATCTAATATTAAATATACACTTCAAGATAACACTGAAACGTGTGTATATTTATGCTTAATTGATTCTGGAGGTATTGGAAGCACTACTGAAACAGTTTATAATTTTGTTTTAAGGGAAGAATGCCTAAATTCACCTACCACAACATATTTGGCTATTAAAGGCGAAGGAAACAAAACAGAAGACAATTCAGTGCGTGAGATAATAACAGAGAGTAAAAACAAAAATGTAAACGCACCTTTATTCTTAATAGCAGTCAATAAATGTAAAGACATTATATATGATAGATTAAAATTAAAAAAAGATGATTTTGGCTATATGCACTACAATAAAAATTTTGACGAAGAGTATTTTAAGCAATTAACGAGCGAAGAGATAAAATTTACAAAAAACAAAAGAGGATATCTAGTGCAAGAGTATGTCAAAACAAGAGATAGGAACGAAGCTTTAGATTTAGAAGTTTATAACTTAGCAGGAATAAAATTATTACAAAAACAAATTCCTGATGAAATAGATTTAAGTATTTAAATAACATTAAGAATAAATTAAGAATATATAATATATAATTATATATATAAAAAATAAAGGATTAGAAAATGGAAGTAACAATAGATTTAGTTAATATTTTATGTTTTGGCTTAGTTGGTTCAATAATTTTTTTAATAGTAAAAAGTATAATTAATGATTAAGTTAAAAAAACTTTTTATAAAGCTTGATAAAAAATTTTATCAATTAGGTAAATTTTTATTCTTAAAATATTAAGAATACATTAAGTATATATAGTATATAATTATATATATAAATTAATTAAAGGATTAGAAAATGACTTTAACGCTTACAGCTACTGAAGATACGCTCATCACGATGCATCTTTGTACTGCGTTTCTAATATCATTTATATTGTGTGCTTATATTCTTTTGCTATATTTGAATAAAGGGAATAAACGCATTCTTCGTGAGTTTATCTTTTTTTGTATATACTGTATTTTTTTTGGGGCTTATATGATTTTTGTTTATTCTTAAAATATTAAGAATATATTAAGCATATATAATATATAATTATATATATATAAATTAATTAAAGGATTAAAAGATGATTGAAGCTTTAGATTTTTCTATAAAAACTTATGTTTTATTTACAATTTTATTTTTATTGTTTATTTTTATTCCCCAAGCACATCGCGAAGACAATAGTTTTTTTTTCGCTATATTTAAATTTTATTTTGTAATAATTCCAGTGATGATTGCTTGTGCTGGAGTTTTTGGTTTTTTTGCAGGACCTATTTTTGCTTTTGCTGGAATTTTTTTAGCTGAGGCGTTATGGGTTACATGTTTGTATTTGTATTGTTTTTGTTTATACTTATTTTTAAGAATTTGCGAATTAAGAAACTGGAATTATAAACAATGGTAATATTTAAATTAAAGGATTAAGTGATGATTAAAAATCTATATATTGAACTACAAGATATAATCGGCCAAGAGATATTAGCGTGTGCTTTGTTTATAATTTTATTTTTATTGTTTGTTTATATTCCTCAAGTTTTTTGTCGTGATCAAAGTTTTGTTCTCGCTATATTTAAATTTTATTTTGTGATAATTCCAATTTGTTTTGTGTTTGCAGGTATTTTGGACTTTTTATTCTTTAGAAGTTATGATAATGTCTTTAGATTCTTTTATTAACTCTTGTTCAAAATCATAACTATTATAATTATTTGTTTATTCTTAAAATATTAAGAATACATTAAGTATATATAATATATAATTATATATATAAATTAAAGGATTAAAAGATGAATAATTTTTTTGAAATAGTATTAAAAAAAGTTAAAACAAAAGTTTTAATTAGAGTTTTTTTATTTACAATGTTTTTATTTATAGTTTTATATAATATTATTGATGATAATAAAACTGTATCATGTTGTTTTAAATAATGTTTTATTAATTAATTGACTTTTAATTAATTTTATGTTAAGGTATACATAAATTTAATTGCAAGGTAATTAATGCAAAAAACGGCAGAAGATATATTAGCTGAATCTTTAGGAATAACACCATATCAAAACGCTTTAAATAATTTTCAAATATGGTATGAAGCTATGCAATCTTTAAGCACTTCAAAATCATATAAAATTAGCAGTGGTGCTGGTGCAGGTAGAGAATTAACAAGGCAAGATTTTAATACAGTTCAAGATAATTATAATTTTTGGAAGAGAGAAGTAGAAAGATTATCTGATAATTTAGATAGTCAAGCACCTAAATTTCATGAAGTTAAAACAGTAGATAATGAATATTATGTTTAATAATTTACAAGATAGATTTAAAAATATTTTTAGAAATAATAATTATATTGATGATGATTATGATATAACAAGTCACGACAATAATTTTTCAATTGGAAGCAATACAACCGCGGAAGAAGACATAAGAAACTTAGAACAAGCTAGAGATACTTCGCGACTATATGCTAAGAACAACGGATTTGTAAAAGGTTTATTAAGGTCGTCTAGAGACTATGTAATTGGCACAGGTTTAAAAGCTAAAAGTAATTTATCAAGAAAACATTTTAAAAATTTAACAGAATCACAATTAAAAAATATAGAAGACAATATAAACAATTATTTTAACAAATGGGCTTTATCAAAAAACAGTGATATAACACAAAATAATAATTTTTATTTACAACAAAGATTGGCTTATTTTACTTATAAGCGTGATGGAGATGTATTTGCTACATTGCCACTTTTAAGAAATGAAATTAATTTAAGATTAATACCGCCCGAATATTTAACATATGATAGCGCTGATGGTTTTATTCAAGGAATAAGAACAAATCAGTACGGACGACCCGTAGAGTACGCTATAAATAAAAGTGAAGATGGCTTAGATGATTTTATAATACTAAGAAATTCAATTAATAAACAAAATGTTTTACATTTATTTGATAGCGAGAGAATAAATTCCTTGAGAGGTATGCCTTTTACAACTGAAATAATAAGAGACTGCGTTTATATTGATGATTATATGAAATCAGAACTTCAAGCCTCACAAATAGCATCAAAATTTATTGGTATAATTAAAACAAAATCAAATGGAAATATTTTTGAAACAAAAAAAACAAATTTATTAAAAAATAATTTAGGAAACACAGAAACAAATCTTAAGAAACAAGATAGAACATTTAAGCATAATACAATAACACAACTTAAACCTGATGAAGAATTAGATATTATCAATAAAGGCCGTGATAATCCTAATTTTGATAAAATTGTAAATACTTCATTACAAAAAGTATCTTCTTGTACTAGAATACCCATAGAAATCATATTAACAGTCTTTACTTCATCATATAGTGCATCACGTGCGTCTATGTTATTGTTAGAAAAATTTATTAAACCTGAGCGAGAAATATTTAACGCTAAATTTAATAATCCAATTAGAAACCAAGTGATAGAATGGGGTGTACTTAAAGGTGACTTAAATATACCTGATTTTTTTAACAATAAAGATGAGTATTTAAATTGTGAGTGGTTAGGTGATGCACAAGGAAGCGTTGATCCAGTAAAAGATGCTAAAGCTAAAGTTACATTAATAGATAACAATTTAACAACCCGCGAAAAAGCGACAAGAGACTTAGGTAACGGTGATTTTGAAGCAAACGCAAAACAATTAGAAAAAGAAAGAGACATATTAAAACAAAATAATCTAATTTTTGATGAGGTACAAAAATGATAATTAAAATAGACGATGAAATAGGTTCGTGGGGTTTAAGTTCAAAAGAATTTAAAACACAAATACAAAACGCAAAAGATGATATAATTTTAGAATTAAACACTGCAGGTGGTTCGGTATATGATGGACTGGAAATACATAACACTATTAAGAATTATACAAAAGGTAAAGTAACGGCACGTTTAGGTGCTTTGTGTGCCTCAATTGGTACAGTAATTGCTTTGGGTTGTGATGAAGTAGAAGCACACGAAAACACTACTTTTATGATACATAACGCTTTAACTGCGTCTTATGGAAATCATAACGATTTAAGAAAAGATGCAGACGTATTAGAAGGTTTAAGTAACATAATAGCTAATGTATATGTAAACAAAACAAACAAAAGTATAAAAGATATTAAAAAATTAATGAATGATGAAAGTTATTTTTTTGGTAATGAAATACTAGATAATAATTTTATTGATAGAATAATATCAAAAGAAGATGATAAAAAAGAATATAACAAAGACAATTTAATAGCATATTCTAAAACAAAAATACAAAACTGTATAAAAAATATAAAAGAAAACAATGAAGTAACTAATGATAAATTAGTTGCTATCTTAAAAAAAGGAGATTTTGAATCTAAAATTTTTAACGATGCAAAAATTACAAAAGGAGACAATATGTCGCAAGAAAAAGTTGAGATAGTAAACACTGATAAAATTGTAAAAGATGAAGTCAGTAAAGCTATATCAGAAGACAGAGAAAGAATGGCTAAAATACAAGTTTTAGAATGTCAAAATTCTTTAAAAGTTGAAGCTATAAAAAGCGGTGTAAGTGCAGAGTCACTTGCTTATAATTTAATGATTAAAAATCAAAAAAAAGAAGCTTTAAAAATTGAAGCTATAAAAAAAGATTATGTAGAATCAGAAAAACAAGATATAACAATACAAAATGTCGTTAATGAATCTTCTAAAGAAGATAAAGAAGATCAAGAAATATTTAACTACATAAATAATAAGGAGAAGTAATGTCAAATAGAAATATTGAGTATCACAATTTAGTATCAAATATAACAGATACAGTGTCTGTAACATTGAAACAAAGCGTTACACCATACACTGCTGGTATGATAGTTGTTAATCAAGATGATAACAAATATCATAATGATTTAATTGTATTATCAGGAGCAGCAGCAAGTACACCTCAAGTTAGCTATGATGAGCAAAATGTGTATGTATTAGTTGAAGATGTAGACGCTTCAGCAGGAGACGTTTTGGCAGTAGCATATTCTGGAACTTTTAACAGAAGTAAAATAACTTTTAAGTCACCACAAATAGAAGCTAACGTAAAAGGAATTTTACAAGCTAAAAGTATTATATTAAAAGATTGGGGAGTATAAAAATGAGTAATATAACGAATTCAATTTTGCTTGATGGAAAGAAATTTTTTGGAACTTCATTAGAAAAAATTCAACCAAAAACAAAATTTTTTACAAGTTTATTTAAAGACAAGCAAATCATAGAAGATGAGATTATACAACTAGATACAAGAGTTGTTAAAAATAAAATAGTAAGCTATGTTAATCCTGATATAGAAGCTAAAAGTAGTAGCGTTGAAGGTTTTACAACAGATTTATTTAAACTACCAACAATTAAAGATATGAAACATATAACAAGACAAATGTTGATGATGAGAGGTTTTGGATATCATAATTATGATTCTAGTGTATCAAACAAAAAGAAATTAGTTGACATGATAACTGATATACAAAAAAAGCAAATAGATTTATTTGACACAAAAGTAGAGGTTGGAGCAATTGATGCTTATTTCAACGGTAAGCTTAGCGTTATAGGTGAAGGTGAAAACAGAGAATTATTATTCAATAGAGATAACAGCTTATCACCTATATTAACAGGAAACGCCGTTTGGGGTGGTTCAACTGCTAATATATCAAGCAATATCTCTTCGTGGATTACTTTATTGAACAACCAAGGTTCAAATCCTACGCACTTAATAGCTAGATCTGAAATTATTGATTTAATGTTTGAAGATTCAAAAGTAAAAGAAGAGATAAAAACCGATTCAGGTTTTAATTTTGGTTATGGTGACTATAATTATTTTGGTGACGGTGTTACTTTTAGAGGAATCTATAAAAATATAATTTTGTTAGCATATTCAGGTGTATATACTGATGAAACTGGAGCTACACAACAAGCAGTGCCGACAAATAAAGTAGTTCTTTTAGATGAGAATAACGCTAACCAAGAATATTTTGGAAATAACAATCAAGAAATGTTTTTGACTGCAGGTGACTTTAAAAAGACAAATAGAAATTTTTATTCTTATTTTGACAGAACTAGTACATTTCAATTAGGTTTAGGTGCTTTTCAAACAAGAGCATGTATAATGAATGATGCTAACAGTTCGTTAGTAGCGACAGTTTTATAATGTTTAAAATAAAAACTTACAAAGTGCTTAATTGCACTCTGTATGCGGATAACAATAAAATTTTAAAAAAAGATGATATTTTTGTTTTAAATAAAGATATTAAAATAAATAAAGAACAACTTCAAAGACTTATAGATGATAAAAAGATTATTTATTTAAAAGAAAGTGAAGAGAATACAAAAGTTAATGATATTCCAAAAGACGCGTCTCTTGGTGACAGAAAGTAATAAAAAATAATGAATTTTAAACAACAACTACGAGATGATTTTGATGCTATGTTAGATAAAAATAATTTTGGAGTTAGTTGTTTAAATACACGTACAAATTTAAGTTTTGATGTTATCTTTAATGATATCTATACTAGTATTAACGACGAAGGCTTACCTATAACTGAAAATATACCCATTATAAATACTAAAGATACAAATGATATAAAACAAAATGATGTTTTAACAATAGATAATAAAAATTATATTGTTTTTGAGGTTCAACACGATGGTATATCTGGACTTGATATAAGATTAAAATATGCTTAAAAAAACAGCTATAAGACAAAATATTGTTAAACTTTTAAAAGATAATATACCTATTTTAGAAAATAGAGTCTATGGTGGGCGTGTTTTACCTTACTCTAAAGACGAGTTATACCCTTTTATCACCGTTTATAACAAAACAGATGACGTCGAAGAGTATTATACAGACCACACTTTAAGAAATAATGATATAAATATAGTAGTTGTTAACAAATATAATTCTAGCAATGATTTATTAAACTATGATTTTGACAAATCAATAGAAGATATACAATTGTTAGTAGAGAGTGTATTTGATAGAATATTAAGTATTTCTAATCTAGAAAACGACCCTTTTAAATTAGTTGATGAGATTATTTATGTATCAAGTACTACAAGCGATAATGTAGAATCTGGTAATAATATAGGGCAATCCATTTTAACATATAATGTTAAATACAAAGTAGAACATTCATTAAAAGTATCATCATTAGTTGATTTAGATATAGAAGCAACTAAACAAAATTTAGATATAATAGAATTAAGACCTCTACAAGGATAAAAAAATGGTACATATAATACCAAAAAAAGATAAAATAGTAATTAATCCAATAACAAATAAAAAATTAACAAAAGAGGGAACATTTGTTAATTTAAATAGTTATTGGAAAAATAGATTATTAGATAATGATATAGAAATAGTAAAAAATAAAAAGGAGAAATAATGTCAATTGATTTTAATGAGATATTTGATCTAAATATTCCATTTATAAATGCAGAAATTTCTAAACAAGTTAGTACTACACAAACAGTTAAACAACCTTTCAAGGCTTTAATAATAGGACAAAAGACGAGTTTAGGAACAGCTACACAAAACACAGTTTTAGATATTTTTTCAGTTAATGAAGCAAAATCAAAATTTGGAAAAAACAGTATGCTATCACATGCAGTTAAAAGCTATTTTGATAATAACAAAAGCGTTGAATTAAAAGTAATTTGTCTTGATGATTTAGTATCAGGTACAGCGGCTACAGGTACAATAACACTATCAGGAACAGCTACAAGTTCAGGAACGCTTAATATTTATATTGATGGTAAATCATATAAAACAGTTGTAAGTTCAGGAGACACAGCGTCTACAATAGCTACAGCGTTAAATACAACTATAAATAATGATGATGAGGCGTTAGTAACTTCTAATGTAAATAGTGCGGTTGTAACACTTACAGCTACGCATAAAGGAACATTTGGAAATACTATTAAAATAATACAAAATTATAACAGTGATGAGGTTACACCTTCAGGAATAACAGCGTCTATAGTTGATATGAGCAGTGGTGCAGGTAATCCTGATTTATCTACGTTTGTGATATCACACTTGGAAGAGAATCAATATAACTTAATAACTCATCCATACACAGACAATACAACATTAAACACAATATCAACAGCTTTAACAGATAATTTTAAAGCAACTGAAATGTTAGATAGTTTTTGTGTAGTTGGTTTTGAAGATACAGTATCTAATATGACTACAAAAAGTGATGCTATAAATTCACCTTTTATAACAATTTTAGACACTAAAAATATGTTTAAGAATAATTTAAGTGTATCTTCTGGTGTTATTGGATATATTGGAGATATAGCACAAAGTAGTCCGGCCTCTGGATATTTAGGTAAAGAGTTAGTTAATGTTTTATCATTACCACAAAGAATAAGAACAGAAAGAAATGTTCTAGCAGGTGCAGGAATATCAACATTTACAACACAATCATCTAAAATAATTAATGAAAAAACAGTAACAACTTATGTTAAAAATAGCTTAGGAATTGAAGATAATGCGTTTAGTGAATTAAGAGTGTTATTAACTTTATCATATGTTAGATATAACTTTATAGTTAATATATCACAATTTCAGAATTTTAAATTAGGGAATGATGGGGATATTTTTGGTGAAGGTACAAACGTAATAACACCAAAAATTTATAAAGATAATTTAATTTTAATATATGAAGCTTTAGTAAAAGATGCTATATGTGAAGATTTACAAAATTTTGAAGAGACTATTATAGCAACTAAAAATAATAATAGAATAGATGCAAGTGTAAATATTAATATAATTAATGTTTTAGAACAACAAGCTTTAAAAATTAACTTTAAGGTATAATTATGGCAAACACAATTGGAATACAAAATATAAAAATAGATAATGTAAGTTATTCTATAAAAGCTGGTACAGTGTCTTATACTGTATCAGGTTCGGAAAAAACAGCAATAGTTAGTTACGATGGTACTACTTCTAATTTTACAGAAGAGAAAAAAGCAGGAATGATTAAATTAGATGTTACTTTAAAAAACGCTAAAGATATCAATACTTTAAGAAATCTTGACAATAAAAATATTATTATAGAATTAGTTAATGATATCACCGTTTTAGGTTCAAATATGGTACAAATAGCATCTTCAGAAGTAAATATCAATGATGGCGTTGAATCTTTTGAATTTCACGGAAACGTAAGAATAAAATAGTATAATAAATAAAAAAGGATTAAATATGATTAAGTATAAATTAAAAAAACTTATAAAAACAGATAATAAAGAGATAACAGAGCTAAATATAAAAGATGTAGATGATATAACCTATTTAGGAATTATGAATTCATTGGATGTTAATGGTAATGTAAATCAGACAGACATAACAGTTTATTTGTGTGATTTAAGCACTGAAGAAGCTAATAAAATATCTTTTATTGATGGTATTTTTATTTGTAAGCATATTCAATACTTAATGACTTTTTTTGAGGATGACTTAAAAAAGTAATGTTAAGTTCACCTATTTATTTAAGAATAATTTTTGTTAATTATTTGAAAATGGGTGGACTAATATTTAAAGTTTTTAAAACTCAGCCGAGCGAGATAAAAAGCTTTAGAATGTTAAAAAATCTTTATTATTTAGCAATAGAATATATACCTAAACAGAGCGACAATTAAAAATGCCGTTCTTTTTAGGTATATAAGTCAAAGGAGGTATTATGGCAACACTTAAACCTGCAATTGGTTCAGTCAAGATGATAGACAAAGCATCATCTGTACTTAAAAATATCTCTGGAAACTTCAAAAAATTAGGAACACAAACACAACTAACCAACAAAAAAACAAGTGTATTTCAAGAAAGACTACAAAAAACTTCAAGAAACCTTAACCAGTTAAATAGGCGTTTAATAGCAAGCAAAAAAGCTTTTGGTAATTATGCTAGTGGTATTGGCAAAATAGCATCTGTAGGTGGGTTAATAACAGGTGGTGGTATAACTCTTGCTATAAACAAACAAGCAGAATCACTTGACAAGTTAGGTAAAAAAGCGGGTAATTTAAATTTACCAATATCAGAATTGCAGGCGTTAAGGCATCAGGCGGTTCTATCAGGACTTACAACAGATGAGCTAGATAGTTCTTTAACACGTTTTACTAAGCGTTTAGGGGTTTTTCAAATCTCAGGTGGTGGTTTATTGTCTACCATTGCAAAAAAAATTGGTGGTGGTTTTAGTGAAGCTTTAAAAAGTGCAAAAAGCAACACAAAAGCGTATGAGATATTATTAAAAACTTACTCTAAGCTAAAAACACAACAAAAAAAAATGGCTTTAAGTGATGCAGCATTTGGCATGAGCGGTAGAAAATCATTGTTAATGTTAAATGAAGGAATACAAGGATTAACAAAATCTAGACAAAGATTGGCATCTTTAGGTGCTATAATAACTAATAGTCAAGTAAAAACGGCGGAAAATTTTAATGATGCTTTAGCAATAATGAAACAACCATTAGAAGCAATAAAAAGACAAGCTTTAACACCTATTTTGAAAAATTTAACAGATATTATGATAGATTTTACAGAAAAATTTAAAAATGT